TTATGATCAGTGAATGGAAGAAGTCGGATTGGCGTTCAACGGAAACGTGGGAGTCGGTCAACTGCTCAAGCGGTGATGTGACGATCACTAAGATTGGTGAAAACTTTGTTGCTCGTGATCCCAACGGCATGCTGGTTTCTCAGTTTCCCGATACCTGGGAAAATACTGTTCGGATGATGGAATGTTGCTTTACTTGGCACATCAAGGTTGCGTGAAATGGGTGACATTATCAAAATCCGTGGATTGACACGACACGGTAAGAACCGTGTTCGTGAGCACGGTGAGATGTGGGAAGTGACTGAATGGAAGTCCGACCTGCGTCCTGGTCAACAGTCGATCCGCTCTCTTAAAACTGGAGAAGAGCGTTGGCTAGATCCTGATAATTTCGAGGTAGTGTTACCTGAAAGGTTTTGAATTATTCCTCAGTAGCTCAGCGGTAGAGCAGACGGCTGTTAACCGTCCGGTCGGTGGTTCGAATCCATCCTGAGGAGCCATTTTTAAGGAGACGTATATGGAATATGCGATTATTATTTTGAGTCTTGCTGTAATCTGCTTAGTTGTAGTGAATGTGATTGATTATTTTTGGCATAAGCGCATTGAGCATCGTCTTGACCGATTAGATGGTGCAGCACAAAATAACATGCGCCGCCAGAAAAATATGCAATATGAGGATTTGTTGAAGTAGTCTAGATGCCGGCGTAGCTCAGTTGGTAGAGCAGTTGATTTGTAATCATCAGGTCCGCGGTTCGAGTCCGTGCGCCGGCACCACTAAAAAAGATTAGAAAATTTATTTACAAATAATATAATATATGGTAGTATACAAACATAATAATTAATCTGTCTCTGATGAGTCCGTAGGGACGAAACCCCGAAAGGGGTCAGACAGCAATACTGTCAATTTTGAAACTGAAAAGAAAGTGACTTATTATGACAAAGACTGAACGCGTTCTCACCGCACTACAGAATGGTGAGCAGCTTACTGTGAAGCAGATCCGTGCACGTTTTGGCGTTGCCAATCCGACCGCACTGATTAACCACCTTCGTCAGAACGTCGGTATTGCTATTTATAGCAATGCTCGTACGAATAAGGGTGGCGAGACACGGAACTTCTACCGCATCGGTACTCCTTCTCGTGCAGTCGTTGCAGCAGGCTATCGCGCACTAGCTGCATAATCAAAATAGGGGAGCGGAAACATCATTCTCCTTATCATCAACTTTTCCGCTCCCCTATTGACTTTTTAAGGAGAATGATTATATATAGTAATGAGGATGCCTGATGGGTCCTCTACTATTAACCTTGCTAATTAGGAGGTAACTATGGTTACTAAGCAAAATATTGCGACTCTTCGCAATCTCGATCCATTCTTTGTCGGCTTTGACCGCTTTTTTAAACAAATCGAATATCTTGACCGGGTAGACGCGTTCACTCGGCCTCAATCATATCCACCCTATAATATTATTAGCATGGATGATGATCGTTATCAGATCGAACTGGCAGTTGCTGGTTTTTCTGAGGATGATCTTGATATCGTTTATCAAGACAGCAAAATCTCAGTTATAGGGGAGATAAAAAGAGAGGATGGAGAATCAGGAAGCGTACTACACAAAGGAATTGCAAACAGGCATTTCGCCCGACAGTTCACTCTTGCCGACACTATCGAAGTGGAGGGAGCGGAACTTAAAAACGGTATGCTCATCATCTCACTCAAAAACATCATCCCAGATAGTAAGAAGCCTCGCCAAATTAAAATCGCGGCCGGAGGTCAGACTATTGAAGGGAAAAAGGAACTCTTAACTGAAGGATAGAAACTATTGACCTTTATCATGCTTCGTGATATAAATTAGACTATGGTGACATTCTACACTTCAGTCGAGAGAACGGCCAACGACATTCTGTATGTTGGCTATGACGGGAAACGGAGAGTGGTCGAGAAGGTTCGCTTTCAACCGACCCTCTTCGTTCCTACTCGTAATAAAACAAAATATCGTACCCTCGATGGTTATACCGTCGATTCTATTCAACCTGGCAGCATGATGGATTGCCGGGACTTTATCCGTGAGACAGAGGCGGATAACTTCCGTATTTATGGCAACCGTGACTACGTTGCTCAGTTCATTGGTGATAAATTTCCCAATGGATGTATTCCAGATACCTCGGTGATGAATATCACCTATATCGACATTGAGGTACAATCCGACCAAGGTTTTCCAGAGCCTTCTCTGGCTCAACAACCAGTCACTGCCATTACAATTAAAAATAATCTTGATGATACCTTCTATACTTGGGGTATCGGTGGCTTTGATGCAGATAATTCTATTGTGTGTGATAAACACATTGAATATATTCGATGTCAGGATGAATATGTTCTGCTGAAGAGTTTTCTTACTCACTGGCAGAAAAACGTACCAGACATTGTCAGTGGTTGGAACTCTGAAGAGTTCGACATACCATATCTTGTCAATCGTGTTGCTCGAGTACTCGGCGAGGATCAAACTCGTAAATTTTCTATCTTTAATATCAAACCAGAAGCTCGAGATACATCCTATAATATCCTCGGTACAAGTCAACTTGACTTTATGCTTCTGTTCAAGAAGTTTGGATATACCTATGGCAATCAGGAGTCATATAAACTAGACAATATTGCAAATGTGGTACTCGGCGAAAAGAAACTCGACTATTCTGAGTACTCCTCCCTTGCGGCTCTATACCGTGAAAACCACCAGAAGTTTATTGATTATAATATCCGGGACACTCAACTTGTCGAGCGTATGAACGAAAAGACCGGTCTAATTGATCTTGCATTGACTCTTGCTCATAAAGCAAATGCAACATATGTGACCGCGTTTGGCTCGGTGAAAATTTGGGACACATACATCTACAATGTTCTCAAGAAACATGATGTTGTTCTCAGTCCACAGGACGAGGTATCCGGTGATCGCCGCATTGAAGGTGCGTATGTCAAGGATCCCCAAAAAGGCATGCACGAGTGGGTCTGTTCATTTGACTTGAACTCTCTGTATCCACATCTCATCATGCAGTATAATATGTCACCTGAAACTATCATGGATGGTGTGCTGCCTGGTGTCGATGTCGAAACTCTACTGCGACGAGTGGATCTTAATATTCCTAAGGATACCTGTGTTGCTTCTACTGGCCAATTGTTCAGTACTAAATCGCATGGTGTTTTCCCGCAAATCGTTGACAGTCTCTATAATGAGCGCACGGTTGTCAAGAAAAAAGCGCTTGATGCCAAACAACGACTTGAAAATACCGCCAAGGATCAGGTCTTTGAGAGAGGTCAGATTGAAAAGGATATTGCCAGGTTCGATAATGAACAAATGGCAGTTAAAATTATGATGAACTCTCTCTATGGTGCCATGTCAAATAAATGGTTCCGATATTACGACATTCGTATGGCAGAGGCAATTACCATTTCCGGACAGCTTACAATTCGTTGGGCTGAAAATACAATTAACAAATATCTTAACAATCTGCTTAAAACAGATGGTGTGGATTATGTCATTGCAATTGACACCGACAGCTTATATGTTCGTATGGGTGATCTTGTAAAGCAGGTTATGCCTGATGAAACCGACCAGGATAAAATCTGTAAATTCATCGATAAGGTTGCTGAACAGAAAATCGAACCTCTACTTGCTAAAACATATGAAACTCTCAAGGAATATGTGCATGCCTATGACCAACGTATGCATATGAAACGAGAGGTCATTGCATCGAAGGTTATCTTTACTGGTAAAAAACGGTATATTGCAAATGTACTCAATAATGAGGGTGTACAATATGCCAAACCAAAGATCAAGATTACCGGTATTGAATCAGTTCGATCCTCGACCCCTCAGGTGTGTCGTAAACTCATTGAAAAGACTCTATCACTCATCATGAACGAGGATGAATTTGCCGTACAAAAATTCATTGAAATCGCCAGAGGTGAGTTCCAAAAACTAAATCCAGAGGACGTTGCCTTTCCTCGTGGTGTATCCAATCTATGGAAACAGCAAAAGGAAGGTGTTGGTATTCCCATTCACGTTCGTGCGTCTCGTCGCTATAATCAACTCATAAAAGAGTTGAATATAAATAATAAGTACGAAGAGATTAAAAACGGTGATAAGGTTAAATTTACATATCTGAAAATGCCGAATCCGGCAAAACAAAATGTAATTGCCTTTCCTATTATTTTGCCACCCGAATTTGATCTGAAACGATTTGTAGACTATGATACTCAATTTGATAAATCATATGTCGATCCAATTCGCCATATTTTGGATGCTATTGGATGGTCGGTAGAAAGAACAAATACTTTAGAGGATTTTTTTAATGGCTGATATACCAGCAGAATATGCAAATCTGGACTATGGCTTTAGTGCAGTAGACGAAGCCACATTTCAAGCAAATCAAGATTCAGCAGAATCCACACCGCCATCTATTGACGAAAATGATCTCACACGTGTAGTGCTCAACGCGCTTGCTCCACTTGAAGATAAATTAGATACGTTGCTGACTCGACGTAATGTCGAGGAATCAGATGATGTACAACTTGCAATTGCACAGGCTCAGTCAGAGATTTCTGGCAAGGTTGTAGAGCTTGAAAAATTAGTCATGCCATTGCTCGTAAATTTACTTAAGACATCCGATAAGGAATATATTTATTGGCCCGATAGAGCCACTAAGGTTCAGGCAACGATTGATAAAGTCTTAGCTATCACTCGAGGCTAATATGGCTTGGTTAACTCTTATTGTGGCATTAGCCATCTCAGGCGTTGCTGCATGGTATAGTATTGTCGGTTTGATGGCAATCTTTGCCGCCGCTGCACTTCCCATTGCGATTATGGGTGGGGTTCTGGAGGTAGGTAAATTACTTACTGCCTCTTGGCTGTATCAAAACTGGAAGACAGCTCCGAAGCTGTTGAAAAGTTATTTAACAACAGCAGTTATTGTGCTGATGTTTATTACATCGATGGGCATATTTGGTTTTCTATCCAAAGCTCATATCGATCAGACGTTGGTTGGGGGAGATAATTCTTTAGAAATTCAATCACTCGATCAACAGATCGAACAGGAGCAAAGGAGAATTAAAGATGCCGAAATGGTCATCAGACAGCTTGACACGGCAGTCCAGACGCTTATTGACTATGACCGTATACGCGGAAGAGATGGCGCTATCGCCGTGCGCCAAAGCCAAGCTGTGGAACGTACCTCACTCTCCGGAATCATTTCTGAAGCTAGCAAAAACATTAAACAACTCAGAGATGAAAAACAGCCATTACAAAGGCAACAGCTCCAACTAGAAGCTGAAGTTGGGCCTATTAAATATATTGCAGCTCTTTTCTATACTGATACAAATAAAAATGTGTTAGAGGAAGCAGTAAGATGGGTTATTATTACCATCATTTTTGTATTTGATCCATTGGCGGTTTTATTGGTAATCGCTGCTAATATGAGTTTATCAAAGCCTAAGAGAATTAAAACAGCAGTTAATGTAGCAAAGGATTGGGAACCAGTTGAAGTAGAAACTGATGAACTAATGGCTGTAGATGAACCCGAAACAGATCAGGTTGAAACATGGAAAGAACCATTATATAACGATAAGTCTCTTCGTGAAAAACAAAATGAGCAATCACTAAAAAATAATGGTACATATGGTCCAAATAAAACTGTAACTGCATATGGATCTAATCAGGAAAAGGATTGACTTTTCTTACAATAAATTATAAAATACACTATACTTTGTTTTTATAGGAGACGTGGATGACTGACTTTTTTCGCAATATTGTAAAAGAACTAAACGACGAGAATACAAATGTCGCAGCTGACGGAATGGGGAGCAGTGAGTTTGGGGATACTATTGATACCGGCTCTTATATTTTTAACGCCGCTCTATCTGGCTCCCTTTTTGGTGGTGCACCAAATAATAAAGTACTTGCGCTCGCTGGCGAAAGCTCCACCGGAAAAACTTTTTTCGCTCTTGGCATGGTCAAGCGTTTTCTTGATGATAATCCCACTGGTGCTTGCTTCTATTTTGATACTGAAGCAGCTGTAACTAAGGATATGATGGAATCACGAGGTATTGACTCTAAGCGAGTTATTATCTCTGAGCAAGAAACAATTCAAAAGTTTCGCCACACAGCAATTCAGATCCTCGACAATTATGCAAAGGCTGATGTTTCAACTCGGCCTCCTATGCTGATGGTACTTGACTCTCTCGGTCAGCTTTCAACTACCAAAGAGGTAGAGGATACCACGAGTGGTGCAGAGACTCGTGATATGACTAAGGCACAGCTGATTAAGGCTACATTCCGAGTTCTGAATCTAAAGCTTGCCAAGGTCGATGTACCACTTATCGTAACAAATCACGTATATGATGTAATTGGCTCATATGTACCCATGAAGGAAATGGGTGGTGGTTCTGGTCTGAAGTATACGGCTTCACAAATCGTATTCCTATCCAAGAAAAAGGATAAGGATGGTAAGGATGTCGTTGGTAACATCATCCGTTGCCGTATGATCAAGTCTCGTTTTACAAAAGAGAACAAAGACGTTGAGGTTAAACTGCGGTACGACACTGGACTTGACCGATACTATGGTCTGCTAGATCTTGCTGAAAAGTACGATATTATTAAGAAGGTGAGTACACGTTACGAACTGCCTGATGGTCGTAAGGTTTTCGGTAAAGCGATTAATGAAAATCCAGAAGAATATTTTACCGATGAAATCCTACAGCAGTTGGAAAAGGCGGCTCAAAAGGAATTTCTTTATGGTAAGGGAGATGATGAAATGCCGGCAATGATGGATACAGTCGAAGAAGAGCTTGAAAATGCTGAAGTATGAAGTCCTTTATGACGAATATAAAAATGAAGATTTAGCCAGAGTTCTATTGACAGACGAAAAATGGAATGGTATAATCTATCATTATCAGACGGTAAAATTTCTCGATGAAGATGAGGATGATGCCGTCATGCAATTTGAATATGATGTTGTAGAGGCACCACCTGATTTTAATGTGGAAACACTCACACCTGAAGATCAGAAAGAGTTTGAAACAATGTTGGGTGATATTTTGGTTGAAATCATTAGGGAGGCATTAGAGAGTGAGAATAGAACAAACGATACTGAGCAATCTGATCTATGATGAATCATATGCAAGGAGAGTACTTCCTTTCCTAAAGGATGATTATTTTCAAGATCAGACTGAAAAGATTCTGTTCTCTGAAATTGATAATTTTATTGATAAGTATAATGGTATTCCTACCAAGGAAACTCTTTTAATTGAACTAAATAAAAAGGAAAATATACCCGAACAGATTTTTAAAAATCTGATTGAATATGTTGAGCAAATCACATTTGAGAAAAAAGATTCGACATGGCTCATTGATAACACGGAACAATTCTGCCAAGAGAGGGCTGTGTATAATGCAATTATGGAATCCATTTCGATCATTGAAGGTCGATCCCAAAATAAAGAAAAGGGTGGAATACCTACTATACTGGCTGATGCTCTTGGTGTGTCTTTCGATGATCATATTGGTCATGATTTCCTTCTAGATGCCGAAGAGCGATTTGAGTTTTACAACAAGAAAGAGGATCGCATCCCGTTCGATCTTGACTACTTTAATACAATCACCAAAGGTGGTCTGCCACGTAAAACTCTGAACGTATTCATTGCTGGTACTGGTGTTGGTAAAACACTTGCGATGTGTCACATGGCCGCGGCTAATATGTTAAATGGCCAGAATGTATTGTATATCACATTGGAAATGGCTGAGGAACGTATTGCCGAACGGGTTGACTCAAATCTGTTGAATATCCCTGTAAATGAACTCGAGGGGTTTCCGAAAAAGATCTATGATGACAAGATCAATAAACTGAGGAAGAAGACCTCTGGTAAACTCATCGTTAAGGAATTTCCAACTGCAACGGTCGGATCAAATCACTTCCGACATCTACTTAACGAACTGAGTCTTAAAAAGAACTTTCAGCCTGATATTGTCTACATCGACTATATTAATCTGTGTACATCAAGCCGACTCAAGTATGGATCAAACGTAAATAGTTATAGTTATATAAAGGCCGTAGCTGAGGAACTTCGTGGCTTGGCAGTTGAGAAAAATATACCGATTGTCAGTGCAACTCAGCTTAACAGAACCGGTTTTACCAACAGCGATCCTGGCCTTGAGGATACATCTGAATCGTTTGCTCTACCGGCAACGGTCGACTTTATGTGTGCTCTTATCTCGACCGAAGAGATGGAACAACTTGGTCAGATTATGATTAAACAGCTTAAAAACCGATATGGTGATCCAACCCAGAACCGTCGGTTTGTTGTCGGAGTAGACAGAGCCAAAATGAGACTCTACAACGTAGAGCAATCGGCACAGAGTGATATTGT